TGACAATGTGACAATCAGCAGCGCTCTTGCCGATATGGCGCTTCCCGATGAGCAGAAGTCCTACAACAAAGCGTTCTCGATTATCACATCGGGCACAGGTATCACTGAGGCGGGTAAATTGGTTTTCAGAGTATATCGGAAACCTGCGCGAGATATCGTGCTGAACATAAGGAAGGTGTGACATGGGAAAAATCTTAATGCAGTCTGGCGGAGGAACACCGACCGATGACGCAACGGCTACTGCTGCCGACATGGTAGTAGGAGCAATCGCCTACGTTGACGATGAACTTGTAGAAGGTTCAATGGTGGAGCGTGAGGGCGAGCAGCCGACCACGGGCGTGACCGTCTCGGATGGTCTGGTGCATGTGGGGATGCTCCCCGGCGCATATCGCAAGAACGGCAGATACGGCACACCCGAAGTGAAGGCCTCTGTGGACACTGTAGCACAGGCGGCAGGAGTTGATGCGTCCAAGATGCTACAGGGCTACAACGTACTCGGAAAAGCAGGACAGATTGCCGTTATCAACACGATGGGAAGCGGTGACGGCAAGGGTGCGTATTCCTACAATCACGGCGAGTTTGGCATTGATACAAACAACCAAACGCTCTGGATTCACTTACCGCAGCGCTCTGCGTATTACACAAGACCCGATGGATATCCACATGTAACGATGCCCTCAAGTGCTCTGGGAGATGCTGTGAGAGAACAGCTACTACAGGGCGCAAGATGCACGAGCAAGTGGGGAATGAATTTCGAAGGCTCAATTCAGCGTTGGGTACGCTCTGGAGATATCGGTGGACAGGGTGTGATGGACGCTCTTGAGAACACGGTTTTCGCAGGAGATTACGGGGCAAGAGGAAGAGTTGTATTCATGCGTATGCCCGGCGGTTCGTATATCAACCCCGACATAATGTGGGCGCAGGCTCCAGCGCCGACACTGTTACCGCAGAACATCCGAGCAGGAGTTTCGATTCTCGGTGTACAAGGTACGATGCCGGATTACGCAGCCACTTGTGTCCCTTTTGAAAATGCCCACTTTGACGGTACTCATTTGTCGGGGTGGGCTACTGGAAAGGTAAGTGGGAACCGTTTGCAAGTCGGAGATGCATACAGGGACGAACTTCCGAGAGAAAACGGAAGTTCGGATGGTAAGAACGATTGGTGGTGGGCTTTTACCCCTTCTGTAGACCTAGCACCCTTTAGAGAAGTAAAGGTTACGTTGAGAACAGAAGCTGTGAACGCTACTGACCATTGGTGGGTGGATAATCGGGTTTATATGACCAGAGTCAATGGCTCTCCGGGTAACCGTTCGGCCTCACCGATTCGTGAGGTTTCGAACCAAATAAAGGGTGTTTCTACCATTTCGATTCCCGTTTCTGATATATCGAGACAGGTGTTTATCGTTGTGAAAATCCATGTGGGTAATTTGTTCAGAAAGGAAGGACACAGCGGAAGATTCTTGGCAAAGGTCGAAAAGATTGAACTCATTGCGTAAGCAGAAAGGAGGATTATGAAGCAGACAGTGATTTTCGATGGACACACGGGTGACGTGATTGCGGTGACGGGTGAGTGTGACGTTGAACACGTTGAGGCGCTGATTCTGGAAGTCCCGGACGGGATGAAGGTGGACGCTGTAAACGTGAGCGGAGAGAACCCGGAACCTGTCATGTCGGAAACGCCTGCCACGTTGCAGGTGCAGTTACAGAACGCTATCAAGCGAAGCGACGAAATGAGAGCGGAACTTAAGGCGGATATCATGCGTGCAATCAACGAAGCGTTGCAGGAGGGAGAATGATGATCAAGATTAAGACGATTCACAAGATGTTTGCAGAACTGATTATCGCAGGGAAGATGACTTTCGGCGAACTTGCGAAGCGGCTGAAAGCTGGCGTGGCGGCGGCACTCAAGGCGATGGGACGTGAGGATTTGGCAACAGACAGCAACGCTCATCGTTCGGAGGAGGATTGAAATTTGATGACCTTGCTCGACTGATAGACGCCAATACCATATTGGCGTCGTTGGCATGGGTGGTTCTCATATCAAGCCTTGCTTTACAGCACATCATGCCGAAAGACAAAGCGCCTTTATCCATTCTTGCGAGGGTGCTCGGACAAGAATTGAACAGAGACGTTTTTGACAAAATATCGGAAATCGATAAACGCATTTCAACGCTCTCGGACAAGGTTACATCGGTTGCGAAACTAAACGAAGAAACCCGTATGATTGCGGCGCGTGTCAGAATCTTACGGTTCGGAGATGAACTTCTGAACAATCAGCCCCATTCGAAAGACAGTTTTGACCAAGCGATGATAGACGTGGATACTTATACACGATATTGCAAGAACAATCCCGATTTTCAGAACGGGGTTGCCGAGTCAATGGCTGAATATATACGGGAACAATACAATGCGAACTTAAGAAACCATGGGTTCGCCAATCCAAAGGAGGGAAAGAAAAATGAATCTTGAGAATTTGAGAAGAAAGCTTACGAGTAGAAAGTTCTGGCTCGCAGTCGCGGGTCTTGTAACGAGCGTGATGATGTTCAGAGGCTCTACTCAGAACGAGACGGCGCAGGTGGCGGCAATCATCATGGGCGCGGGTTCTATCGTGACCTACGTGTTTGGTGAGAGCCTTATTGACAGCGCAAGAGCGGGTAAGGAGAGTGAGGATGCTCTCGACCCGATTACAAACGAGTGACAGGAGGGGCTACAAGCCCCTCTTCTTGTAAGGAAAGGAGAAAAGGTATGAATGCACACCAGGCAGGACAGAAGCTGCTCTGTGGCGATTACACGGCTTATACGCCTACGGGAAAGAGCCTGTTTGTAAGAGCGGGACAGTGGTTCACCATCCCGATAGACGGTGACATTGTGTATTTCTATCACGCTTCCATGGGTAGAGTGGCACATGTGGGAGTGGTGGTAACCGTGAGAAAGAACTTCACGGGAACGTACACCATGAAAGTTGGCGAGGGTAACACTGCTCCCGGTAAATATTCCCGTGACGGCGGGTGCGTGGCTCTCAAAGAGTATACCTTCCACCCGAGTGAGGTAGGCGGTAAGAATCTCATCAACGGTTTCGGTCGCCCGTTTTATGGTGAGGACACCTGCACTGTAAAGGAAATGATCGACACGGTACTCGGAGAGGTCGGTTATGTAGAGAAAGCATCCGACAACGGTTTAGACATTAAAACCGCCAACCCCGGAAACCGAAACAGAACCAAGTACGGACGGTGGTACGGCCTCAATGGTGAGCCGTGGTGTCAGATGCTTGTGAGTTGGTGCGCCTACACCGCGTGTGCAGCACACAGAGCCAATGCAATCACGGGTTGGGTGAAAGAGGGCAACGCATGGTTTTATATCGAAGAGAACGGTCACCGAGCAGCAGGGAAGTGGTTGTACATCAACGGTCGTTGGTACGTCTTTGATAACGCAGGAGCGCTGATTCGTAACACGTGGTTCAAGGACGCTTCCGGTGTGTATTATATCGGAGAGGACGGCGGTATGATCTCGGGACAGTGGGTGTCGTACAAGGGTGAGCAGTACTATCTCACCAAGACAGGGGTGCTTGCGAGAAACGCCTATGTTCGTTCCGAAAAAGAGATCGCACCGGGAAGAGGGTACATCTACTATTATGTCAACAAAGAGGGACAGTGGGACGTTTCCAAGGACACGGAGACACCGGATTTCACGCAGAAGGATATTGCGGAGTAGTCTTCAAGTAGTAGAAAGTAGTTAAAAAGGGGTTTTTCCCATAACTTTCTCTAGTACGCGCGTATTAAGAAAAGTTACTGTAAATTTTGGATTTGAGCACCTTAAGCTACTCCGGGGAGTAAAAAGATACCCTGGGGTGACAAGGGAGTAGTAGAAAGTAGTGAAAAGTAGCATTTTGCTATAACTTTCTCTAGTACGCGCGTATTAAGAAAAGTTAGGGTAAAATCTTGATTTTTGCTACTTACCCTACTTAGTATAAACTAACTGATGAAATACAGAAGAGGGCGGGGCATACCCGCGCCTTTTTTTGTAAATATATTCGAAACAGTGCTTCACGAAAAACACCGAGTTCGGATGTGAATGGTTGAGTGGAGATGACGGGAGTCGAACCCGTGTCCAAAAACCGATTCCCCGTTCTTCTACTATCATAGTCAGCTCTTTGACATTCCCTCTGCCGAGCGGGAGCGGACGCCCTCACGGTTTTGGTAGCTTCATATTACGCCCTTACGTGCAAAGCTTAGCGCAAGTCGTTTCTCACAAAGTCGACGCCCGGATCCCAAAGTGTGAGTGCTCTGGGGCGGACGGCAAGCCCTTAGGCTGCGTATGCTAAATTTTCGTTAGCGTTTGTGTTTAAGTTTGCCGTTTAACGCACCGCATGCGGATAGCTTCACCGGCTGCACGGTCCCTGTCGAAACCGGTACATCCCCGAATAGACCATCATTATAGCAGTTTTTCGGACTTCTAACAAGCTTAAAAGCCGGAAACCAGAAGCTTTCCTTCGCGATACTCAACGAGAAAGAGACGGCTCAGATCGCGGTGACCCATTTTTGCGAGACTCTCCGTGAGCCAAGCTTCGTCCTTGCCGATCAACTCCAGAATATCACGCTGAATCTGTCCGTCGGTAATCAGCGGGTACTTCGGGTTCTCCTCGCCGTAGGGAATCACGAGCAGCTGTCCGTTCTGCTCCACAACAACGCGCTGTAAGTCTTCTACGTAGTAGTAGCCTGCCGCGCGCAACTTAAAGGAGAGATCGTGCGCGGTGAGACCCACGCGGCGGCAGTTCTTGACGCTCAGCTTCCCGTGATTCACGATGACCAGGGGCTGACCGTCCAGAAGCTGTCCGATTGCGTGGTTGTTGGTCTTAATCCATTTGAGGCTTAAAATAACAATGCACCAGATGAGCAGAATCAGGATGTACTGCAAAATGGTGATTGCGCTGTTATAGATGGTGCCGCCGATCACACCACCGAGTACATAGTTCTGAATCTGATCGCTTGCATTCGAGGGGGCTAAGTTTCCCTTGCCGCTAATGTTAATGACAAAGGAGAGGGAGAGGAGACCGATTAAAAGCTTAACGGCAACAAGAAAATAAAAATTGTTAAAAACAGACAGCATAGCGGATTCCTTTCAATGATGAATTTACTCCCGAATAAACTCGGGCTCTGTGCCGATAAACTCCATGGGCTCCAGATTGCAGGTGGTGTCATTCACATAGAGGACGCGATAGTACTTGTCCTTCGCAAAGATAATCGGGTTGCCGGAAAACTCGGTCGCATTGAGATAAACCTCTTCCGCAGGCACATTCAGTTCCTTTGCAATGCGTTCCACCGAATGAATTGCCAGAGTGACCTTCTGGCCGTTTGCCTGCAACTCCCGGTAGCGGTTCACTTGCAGGAGCGCCATGACAATCAGTAATAGGAGCGCAATCAGCGCGGGTTCGCGGTGGCGGGAACTCTGTTTGTCTTTAAAATAGCGTAGCCCGTTTACCAGTAAAATCAGAAACAAAACGGCCGCAATAATGAGTTGCACGCGGTTCATGCCGACATTGCGTCGCAGCAAAAACTCATAGGAATAAAATTTCATGGAATACCTCCGTGGCAGTGTCCTGCCGGACTCAATAATCAGAGAGATTCTATCACAGCCCTCTGATTGTTGACAGCAAAATCGTAAGCGGAGTAGTGTATTCAATTGAATTAAGAAAAGCTTAATCCGAGAAAGCTGCCGAACGGCGTGGCTGCGTGCCGCCCGCCCCTGCTTATTCTTGAAAAGACTTGCTATTTTGTGTATGATTTCTCCATACGGGTTTGTGTCTTTGCCCGTCATTGTAGAGACAGGAGGATAGCATGAACTACGCAGAGGAATCACTGAAGAAGCATTACGAGTGGAAGGGTAAAATTGCTACGGCTAAGGCTCAAAGTGACTATCTCTTTACTGTCATTAACACAGGCTTGCATGATAAGGTTGATACTGTCAGCACAGTGATTGATGTGGCGACTTGTGATTTCAAGGAATTGCACCCAACAGAAGGTTACAAGAAGATGGCTGCTCTTACCTTGCCAAGTTACCGTGTGGAGGACTTGGATGGTCGTCCTGTAGAGGCTAAAATCGAGGATCTTGGGGCTAATTTTGAGTACGATTTACCAAAAGACAAGTTCCGCCAAGCTCGTATTGCTCGACAAGTGCGCGTGACCATCCCAGTTCATCTAGCGCCACTTTCTTGGACAACCTTCCAATTGCTGGAAGGAGAGCAAGAACACCGCGACGGTATTTACCAAAACGGAGTGATTGATACGCCATTTGTAACGGTGAGTGTGGATGACAATATCACAGTTTATGACAAGACAACTCACGAAGCCTATGAAGATTTTATCCGCTTCGAAGACCGTGGTGACATCGGAAACGAGTATATCTATTTCCAACCAAAAGGAACAGAGCCAATCTATGCAGAGCTTAAGGGCTACGAGGTCTTGGAAAACACAGCTCGCTACGCTAAGATTTTGCTCAAACATGAATTGACCGTGCCTGTCAGTGCAGATGAAAAGCTAGAAGAAGAGCAAAAAGGCATCATCGAGTTTATGAAGCGTGAAGCTGGACGTTCAGAAGAATTGACAAGCATTCCTCTTGAAACTGAGATGACTATCTTCGTTGATAATCCACAAATCCGTTGCAAGACTCGCTTTACCAACACTGCCAAAGACCACCGTATCCGTCTCTTGGTCAAGACTCATAACACGCGTCCAAACAATGATTCTGAAAGCATTTATGAGGTGGTGACACGACCAAAC